AAATGATTGAAGCTGATTTTTATTCCTACCTGACTGGTGAAGGATCTATCACAGCACTGCTGGGAACTAGGATCTATCCAGATGCCAGCCCGCAAAATGCACTGTTGCCACTTTTGGTATATGAAAAAACATCTGTTGATCGGCAGTTGACTTTGCGTGGGGCAACAGGTGTTTGCACTGCAAGGATCACCTGTGACATTTTTGCTCCAAGCCGTACAGTTTGCGAATCGATAGTTGAATCAATTAGACTGAGGGTAGATGGGTTTCAGGGAAACTGGGACACCACTTACATCCATCAGTCCAGATTGGATTCGCAGGATGTGGGGTGGGATCTAGAATCTGCAAAGGATACTGGGATCCACCGAGCAACGATTGATGTGGTGGTCTTATTTACTGAAACTGTAACCGACTTTTTTGGAGGCTAGAACTATGGCTGTTCAATCTACTTATGGTGTTACCCTTACTGCTGGTTCTGCTGTTGCTGAGGTGATATCCATCACTCCACCAGTTAGCAAAATTGGTTCGATTCAGGTGACTAACCTAAGCACATCTAATCAAGCTCATGAATTCATAGCTGGATTAGAGGATGCAGGTGAAATGAGCTTTGAATGCAATCTGACCTCTGCGAATTTTGCAGCATTGAATGCCATTGCATACGCTCGTACTGAATCAGCTTTTGTAATTGCAATTCCTGCACCCATATCTTTTTCAGTTACTGTTAATGGATTTATCACCAGCAGGGGTATTAGTTCCATTGCTGTTGGTGATGAACTTATTAAGTGTACTTTCACTGTTAAAGTCTCGGGTATTTGTTACCCAGACTAAGGGAGTTTATTCATGGCTTTATCGCGATCACAGATCCTTGCAAAAAAAGACAACCTGCCTAGGCAGGAAGTTTTGGTACCCGAGTGGGAAGGATCTGTCTGGGTCAGAAGTCTTACTGTTGGTGAACGCGATTCTATAGATAACGAATTCAATTCAGCCCGAACTAAGGGTAAAACCCCTGACAACCTTAGAGCAAGGATGCTTATAAAAGGGTGCTGCGATGAATTAGGAAAACCGCTATTTACTGAGGCTGATATAGCAGAAGTGAATGTGTTACCTGCAACAATCCTTGAAAAGATCTTTGATGCGATTCTTAAGATCAATCGAATAGGTGCAGGTGCAGTAGAGGATGCGGAAAAAAACTAAGGGAAAGCCCATCTAGATTATTTTTATTTAGATTGGCTGGACATCTGAAAAAGATGGTGTCAGAGATTGAACAGGAGATGAGCCACAGTGAATTAATGGAATGGGTGGCATTTGCCAAGATCGAACCTATAGGGGATGCGCGATTAGATTTCTTAGCTGGAAGCATGCAGCACACCCAAGTGGCTTGCACCAGCACCAGCAAACACAAGTTATCTGATTTTATCCCTGACTGGTTAGGTGAGAGAGCAGAGCAGAAACAAACCCCAGCACAGTTGGCAGCGATGTTAGGTGGGTTAGTTACTAAGAAAAGGAAATAGACATGGCAGATACAAGTCTAGGTAGAGCCAGTCTAAGTGTTACAGCAGACCTATCAAATTTTGTGCAAGGCATAGAAAAAGCTTCCCACAAATCATTAGAGCTTGGCAATAGTTTTGCTGGTGCAGCCAGTGCAAGCAACAGAATAACAACTGCAACCGAAAAGCAATGGGGCGCATTAACCCAATTGCAAAGGGCAGCTATTTTTAATTTAGCTACCCAAAAATCTAACAACATTCAAACAGACATTGCCACCAGAAAACTGGAACTGCAAGCAAAGCAAATGATGATTGATAGTGGGGCTGCAGCAAAGCTTGCCAAGGAATTAAGCGCATTAGAGAAAGCTGAAAAGAAATTAGCAGATTCAGAGGAAAAAATTAATGTTGCTGCTGGCAGGGGTCAGGGGCAAGCTGGTAAGGATATGCAGAAGGCTGCACCCAAGGCAGCAGGTGGCGGTATGAAAATCACCGACATGCTAGGGATAGGATTCTTCACATCCGCATTCAGCAAAATCTTTGATGGTGCTTTGAATCTGGTAACTAAGATTACATCCTCTGTGATTGATCTAGGTGCCAAGGTTATTGAATCTGGAAGTAAGTTTCAGGAACTAGATAACAGGCTTAAGGCACTGACCGGATTTAAAGGGATAGCCAAAGGGCTGCAACAAATTATGACCACTGGCCCCAGTGCCAGCTTTAACGCATTGGGTGAAGCAGCTACCCGATTAAGCCAGATGAAATTTAGGCCCGATGTAGTTACTGGATTAATCAAGGACTTTAACCGACTGGGTGTAGCCCTAGGAAATCCCGAAAAGATCGTAGCCCTGATTACAGATAAACTAGCTGACATGGCTAGTGAGGGTGTGGCAACCATGTCTGCCCTGGGCAAATTGGCAGAAGAGGGTATCCCGATCTTTGAAGCCATGGCAAGCAGGATGGGAATCAGTGTTGATGAGCTTAAGCGCAGAGTAGCAGCAGGGCTGATATCTGTTACGGATGCAGCGGTGGGTTTGCAAGATGCAGCCAATATGCCAAACATGACCGCAGCAGCTCAAGAATCTGCTAACAGTTTTTCAGGAGTTTGGAGCAGGGTTACAAATAATATTGAAGTCCTAATGCAGAAACTGGGAACCAGTCTGCTAGAGGGTTTTGGTTTAGTCACTCTTGGTGATACTGTTACCAATTTTTTTGATTCCGTCTTTAAAAAGGCAGAGGATCTAGAACCACTATTACAAAAGATAGGTGCCTTTGTTTCCACCACCACTGGGATGGTGATGGATAATCTTTCCAGCATTGTGGATGAGTGGATTATCTTTACCGAAAAAATGACCATCGATGAAATGCTTGAACAGGTTCGAAAAGCTGCAGAGCAGATGCTAGCAGATTTAAAACCTTTTATTGATGACCTCAAATGGTTACTAGGTTTTGCCAAAGATGTGGTGGTTATCACTATCGACATCGTTAAAAAGGGTGACAGCATGGCCCGATGGATTCAGAATAATATTCTCGATCCAGTAGCGGATGCAGGGGTAGCTTTAGTTCAATCAGGTGCAGATGTTTACGACTGGGCAACTGGTGTGGAAACCATTGGTGGTGCTGCAAATAACGCAGCGGATGGGGTCAACAATCTAGCCAATGCTTTAGGCCAAGCAGCAGAAAATGCTCAGGCATTAGTGGATACTGAATTTAGTGGGGCAGGTGGTGGCTTTGGCGCAGATGCTCCAGTGTTTGAACCACCCCAACAGATGAATGGTGGTGGTACTTGGCTAACTGAACTTGAACAAGAAATGCAATTAGCTGAGATGGAATTGGCTGAATTTGATAAGCAGTGGCAAAAGCTTAGTGATGAAGTCCAGAAACCCATGCGCATAGAAGAACCAGGGTGGAAAAAGTTTTTTGCCGACAACATCACACCACTACAGCAATATGAAAATGAACTTGCCAAACTTAGGGGCATGCTGGATGGATCTAAGGAAGGTGCTATGGCCTTTGCTCTTGGTAGTGCTAATGCTATTGCCAAACTTAAACAAGCCACTGGGCTAGGCGGTCCACAGCAGTTTGCTAGCGCAGTTCAAGCTGGATCGGCTGCAGAATTCCAAGTCCGAGTGGATGAGATGGGCAAGGCTAAAAATGTCCAAGAAGAAATCAGACAACTGATGGAAGCTGCTGCAGAGGTAGAGGCCCAACAGTTAGAAGCTGCTAGAGAAATTGCTGCAGCCATTGACAGACTACCCGCACAAATGCCAAGACCACAAGCCATTGCTGTTGCAGTGAACCCATAAGGAACTAACCATGGCGATTGATCTATTTGAAGAGCTGTGGCAGGAGAGAAAAGGAACTCTGGATAAGAGTTATCAGAACACTTTTTTGCGATCCTTCATTGTTCACACCGACACCCTAGAGCAGACTGATATATCTATTTATGATGCAATTTATGCTCATGGTAGCTGCCCACAGATTGGGGATTTATTCCCTGGGGATGATGACAGCTATGCTCAATCTGTAAACATCTCACCCGAACAGGATGATCCACAGACTTGGAAAGTCACGATAGAGTATTCATCTAACCCAGATGCAGCATCATCATCACCCAGTGGCAGCACTCCACCACCCGCAGTGGAAACCCAACAGGCAGGGCAAAAACCTGCAGATAGAGAAGCAGAACCAACCTTAAGACCACCAGATTTCAAGGTGAATTTTGTTTCATTCCCTTACATAGTTCCGAATATTAACAACTCTGCAGGCGATCCATTTGTTCCACCCATTACAGTGGAAAAGTTTAGGCCAGTGTTTTCTATTGGGTGCAATGTAAGCACGATAGATAGCTATGATTTGGCCACCTACATAGGCAAGGTAAATTCATCTACAGTAACTTTTTCCACTGGCACAGGATGCACCCTAAGGATCTTGGCCAAGACTGGCAAAATCAAGAACATCAACACTGAGTTATTGCTGGAAGGATCTTATCAATACTGGAGGCTAACCTATGAAATCGAGATTAACACCAGCTTAGATCCAGTGGATGGGGAAACAGTGATAGGTTGGGATATGCACTTATTAGATATGGGATACCGGATCCGCAAGGATGATGGAGAGAGGGCACCTATCTTTGAAGGTGGGGTTAAAATCACTCAGCCAGTTCGACTTAATGGAGCAGGGAAAAAAGCTGCAGCGAATGCAGCTAATAGCTATATAGTTTTTTCTAGTTCCGATGTTTACGGCACCATCAATTTTGCAACCTTACCAGGACTAGGATTCTTCTAATGCCTGACCCAGTAGCTTTTGAATTTGAAACCGCAAAGCAATTAATGCGACTATTAAAGAAGTCCAAGGATGGCACCTTCAATTCAGAGATCGATGATGAAATTCCCTTAGATCATGCACCTGCATTTATTTGGAGTTATGTTCCAGCCACAGTTACTTGCACCTATGATGCCACAGTTAAAGCTTGGGTGATACCTGGTGCTGTGCTGTGTTATCCAATTAACTCAGGGGTGGATGCTGCAGGGCTAATGCAATGGGGCAAAAATAATAGTGATGGAATCGTGACTGGGGGAATTACCTGCACGACTTTCACACCTAAGTTAACCTCAGGTCAGGCAGCACCGAGCATCGGCAAGGGTTTCTACCTAGGCACGATCTTTGGGTATAACGGATCAGAACAGCCAAGGGTGCTGATTGGGTTGCCACCTGTTAGCAGTGCAAGTTCTGGTGGTTCCGCTACGATAGAAGTGGTGACGGATGTTATCTGCACGCCAACAGGGATTGAAGTTTCCACTGTTACGCTCTCAGGTGCAGATTATGACAACGCAGTCATAAGGCAATTCCTTGCGCTATCTGATGTTATTCCATCATCCTATGCAGGGCAACAACATAGGTTTGTCAAAGTTAATGCAGCAGCGACTGGGCTTGAGTTTGCGCTTAACGCATCAACGCTGGAGTCTGATTTAGCAACGATTAAGAACAACATAATTTCTCTGCAATATGCTGTTACAAATCTACAGACAGCAGTCACTTCATTGCAAGGGTCTCTAATTGCTACCAACAACAGTATCTCCACAATACAGGGGAACATTACCACACTTCAAACTGGTTATACTGATTTGCTTGCTAGAGTAGTAGCTTTAGAAGGGGCTTAATAATGCAGATAGTACTTACAAAAAAATACAGCACCTTTGGATGCATTGAAAAAGCAGCGATTGATGTGGAAGATATGTTTTGCTGTCCACCATTAGTGCCTGAATATATCCCTGAGTACATAACCTTAAACACAGGCTCAGAGGATGACACAGGCAATTACTACCTAAACGAATACCCAATTCTTTCAGGTGATTATTCTCCTGGTCTCAAATACAAAAGCCGAAATCAAGCCTATGTTCCAACCACTAGAACGCAAGACAACATTTATGATGGGCCAACACTTCACGGAACCTATAACGACACCTACACACTGCGCTGGGAAATAACTACAGAGTTAGCTGACCCAGTTGTTGGACAACCAGCAGGACATAAACGAAATTATGTAAAGCTTTTCATAAGTGCAAACTTTCAGTCTAACCCTGTGTATTACTACGACTCATCAGGTTATGCTGTACCAAAGTATCCACAATCCGATAGCCTTATAGAGATTTATGCCTCACCTTGGGTATTAACAGCAAATTTCTCTTACACTGCAACCTGCACCTTAGTGGGCAACAATGACACTGATTATATTTACCCATCAGTACCAGAATACTTTGGATCTCCTTCTGTGCCAATGTATTACGATACACCAGCAGGGCTACCAATTCCGCACACAGTCACGCTAACACCTAGTGCAAACCACACTGTATTTCCTTCTACTGTGCGACTAGTGTTAAATGAGGCTAAGTTCCTTACTCCTGAGACTGATATTGAGCTAGGCAATCTTGATGTTGATTTGACTTTTAATGAAGCCCTAGGTGGTTTCTATTCTGAGGTGTTGACGCTGTATGGAATTAAAGGAAGGCTTAGTCTGGGTGGTATTTCATACATGACTAAAACGACACTTGATCGGTACACTAGTGGCCAGACTGGTGTGCCATATCCGCACCAGCCAGAGACTTTATACTGCAACGATATCGAAACGAACAGGGGCCCACTTAGAGGACGATCACCAGCAGGTTTTGTAAGCAGTGTAAGTCTTGTTGCTGGCATAGGGCATGGAAATGCTTTTTATGATTCACGCTGGAAAAGTCATGCTGTTGTTGGCCCTGCCCCATACTATCCAATTGTGTCTACATACTTTTCATGGACTGAAAAAAACGCCATTATGGAAGTTCAATTTTCTCAGTACGCATCAGCAAGAAAACAAAGGTATGTTTACAATTTAACAAACAAATTCATAGCTGTTGGCGATCCAGCAATCTATGTTATTCAGAAACCAGACTTTTTCCATAACACTTCTTTTAATGTATTTTCATCGCACCCTGACTCCTACTACTCCTCACTAGTGACTTTGCCAGAACAACCAGGAACCCCTACCCCAACACCTACCCCTACACCAACGCCTACACCAACGCCAACGCCAACGCCAACGCCAACGCCAACGCCAACGCCTACACCGACTCCTACACCACCAGACATATTCATTGGTGCAGGGCTGAATACTTTTAATGGTACTTTTGATAACAGTTTCACAGGTGCTGGGAAATTGGGTGATGAAGCCATCCTAGATTCCACCAGCTCGAGTCAGTATGGATCCGATTATGTGAACTGGGAAATAACCCCTGCAGTGACTGGTACTCTCAATTATAATTTCACCTTCACGAACCACACCCTTGAATCCAATGTTAACGGAACCCATGTTACTTCCTATGGGATGCCCTCATCAGATAACCTAACAGGATCTTTTGCTGTGACTGCAGGTGTACCATTCTACATCACCATTGTCAGACCCGCAGACATCGATGGCAATGGCAACCCCACCACCAACCTGCATGGGTGGATGTACATAGCACTTTAAGGGTATTTCCATGGTTATTCACTTTGAGTTACATCCTAGCTGGACTCAATCCTTACTGTTTGGAGATGCGCTTAAAGCTGGGGTAAGCTTAGGGAAGGACAATTATTGGATTGAATCATCAAGTGTAACGCTGAAAACACCACCCTAGCTAGTGCGAGTGATTTGCATCGCCACACAAGCCAAGTTAACCTCGGTAATATTCTTTTTTTCGGAGGTCATTATGCCAGCAGGCTCATACAACTTCGCGGCAGAGCAGGGGGCAACGCTCCAGCGGGTGATCACCTACACCGACCCCGATGAGGTGGTCATCAACCTCACCAGCTACACCGCTTTAATGCAAGTGCGAACCACCGCAGCGAGCGGCACCGTCATTCTCGAGCTCAGCACCGCAGCGGGCATCACGATCAACGGCGCAGCGGGAACCCTGACGCTCCTAGTGGACGCTACTACGATGTCAGGACTGACCCCCGCCTCCTATGTTTACGACCTCGAAATCACTTCGCCTGGTTCAATAGTCACCCGCCTAATCGAAGGTAAGTTTGTGGTAAAAGCGGAGGTCACCCGATGATCGTAACCATCGACCCAGAAGCCAACACGATTCTACTCAGCGCAGACTCAAACGCAATCACGATCTCGCAGACTGATGGCATCGTAACCGTGCTCGACCCCGCAGCAGGCAACATCAATGTGACCTTTCCTGAGAACGCAATCGCAGTGTCATCCCCAGGCGTTACCGGAGCGACCGGCCCCGCAGGCCCGACTGGCCCGAGTGGCACTAGCAACGGCCCGCTTGATGATTTGACGGATGTCGCAACCGTGAGTGTGGCGAATGATGACCTTTTGAAATACTCAACGGCGATGGGAATGTGGACTAATTCTGGCAAGCTCGATGGCGGAAATTTTTAAGGAACTTTAAATCATGGCAAACACGATTAGGATCAAACGCAGAATAGGTGGCGCAACAGGCGCACCCTCGACTTTGGGATCTTCTGAGCTGGCCTTCAACGAGAACTCAGGCGGGCGCATCCTCTACTACGGCCTAGGCGATAACAGCTTCGGGGTCGCAACCAGCGTGATCGCAATCGGCGGGCCCGACTATGCAGTCACCGCAACCACGAACGCCAACCTTACCGGCCCGATAACATCAGTCGGGAACGCAACTTCTATTGCTTCGCAGACTGGCACCGGCACCACCTTTGTGATGTCAACGAGTCCAACGCTAGTCACGCCTCTCCTTGGAACGCCTTCAAGCGGTACGCTCACTAGTTGCACTGGCCTTCCGATTTCAACAGGCGTAAGCGGACTAGGCACTGGCGTTGCAGCGTTCCTCGCAACACCAAGCTCGGCTAATTTAGCAGCAGCACTCACCGATGAAACGGGCACGGGGGCAAATGTTTTCGCAACCTCACCGACTCTGGTCACGCCTCTCCTCGGCACTCCCACTAGCGGTACGCTAACCAGTTGCACTGGGCTTCCGATATCAACAGGAGTAAGCGGGCTGGGTACAAGTGTTGCAACATTTCTAGCAACGCCAACTTCTGCCAATTTAGCCCAATGCCTCACGGATGAGACTGGCAGCGGGTCAGTCGTTTTTGCCAACACACCGACTCTTATAACTCCAAACATTGGCGCAGCGACTGGAACTAGCTTAGTGCTTAGTGGCTCGCTTACGGTCAATGGGTCAGTAACTACGATTAGCTCGACAACATTATCTGTGGCAGATAAAAACATCGAGCTGGCGACTGGATCGGTCACCGATGCCGCAGCGGATGGTGGTGGACTAACTTTACACGGGCTCACCGATCACACTTGGAACTGGGTGCTATCAACCACCTCATGGACATCAAGCGATCACATCAATGTGGCCAGCGGTAAATCATACTACATCAACGGCACTGTGGTGCTGAGTGCAACCAGCTTGGGCAGTGGCATCATTCTGGATGGAGGCACTTTCTAGAGATGGCTAATGTCATTAAACCTAAGAGGAGCTATACCGCTACCACTGTACCGACTGGCTTAGTGGCAGGCGAAATCGCGGTCAATGCAACCGATGGGAAGATCTGGATCTGTAACGCAGCAGGCACAACTAATGTTCTGGTTTCATCTCTTACTCGCAGTGACCACACAGGCACATTAGATGTTGCAAATGGTGGCACATCACTAACCACACTCACCGCAAACAATGTGATCTTAGGTAACGGCACCAGCGCACCAACTTTCGTGGCCCCTAGCACCAGTGGCAACCTACTAACATCAAATGGAACAACCTGGCAAAGCACCGCACCCGCAGCGCAGATGCCAACTGGCGTAGTCCTGCCCTATGGAGGCGCAACCGCTCCTACTGGCTATCTGTTATGTGATGGCAGTAGCGTTTCCAGTTCTACTTACTTAGCCCTTCATGCGGCTATTTCTAACACCTTTGGTGGCACAGCTTACACAGGGGCAGGCGGGCTATTTTTTAATGTTCCAAATACTGCTGGCCGTATGGTCATGGGTGCAGGCACAGGCACAGGCTTAAACGCATCCGGCACAGGCGCACCGAGTGGAACCGCACAAACAGCTAGGACAAGGGGCCAGTGGCTAGGTGAAGAAACGCATCTGTTAACCAGCGGTGAACTGGCAGCACATACACACGGTAACACAGTCTCAGGTGGCAGCACCTCATCTATGAACCGTAACGCAACGCACACGCACACATTAGTTAATGCAGGGTCATCAACGGGATCAGGCACTTATAACTTTACGGTGCGATCTGGGGCGAACACGGACACGCTGTCCACTAATTCAACTAATACCGACCACGAACACACTTTTACCCCATCGATCAACAATGTGGCAAACACCCCTGCCGATGGCCGACACGCTATAATTCCTCCTTGCGTTGTCTTAAATTTCATCATTAAAACTTAGGATCAAATCATGGAAATAAATATTAGTGAGCAAACCCAAAACGATGTAGCTGGCTGCAATGTTACCTTCATCAATCGCACCAAAAAGAAAGTGGTAAATGATGCAGACTTTTTCCCAGAAGGCTCGGATGTTGAAGTGAAAATCAAACAGCTTAAGAAGTTGCTTAAAACCTATTTCGATGCACAGGTATAAACCCGAAAGGCCCATGATGAACCTCTTCCTATGGCTCTTGCTATTCAGTCAGATCGAGGCAACCTCCGTCGAGGGTGGTCGCACCTCTCCCGATGGTGCCGAGGAAATTCAAATCGACTTACCCGGATCGCAACAGATGAAGAACACTGGAGGCAAAGACGGCGCGGGCCTTTGCGTCTTCACCTCGATCGAGCACGCAGGCAGGTGGCAAAATGTGGACAGCATCCTCGGACTCCAGCAGAAGATGACACGGGAGCAGGGGGGTGGCTATCCTTCCAAGGTCGAGAAGATGCTCGCAAAATACTGCGACGGCGCACAATATCTCCAGTATGAGGGCAGCGACCCCGCACTGATCAAGCTTGCTCTCACTACGGGTCGGATGCCCTCGGTTACTTACGGCTACTCGCCACGCTACTCAGGCAAAATCGCACACATGGTGAACGCCGTCCACCTCACAGAAAAATGGGCAGCCATACTAGATAATAACTTCCCCGGTGAAACCAAGTACGAATGGATGAGCCCCGCAGAGTTCAAGAAACGCTGGGTTTCAGGAGGAGGCGGCTGGGCCGTGGTCGTGATCGCTCCCCCGCCTCCCCCTATGCCGTACAACGAGGGCGAACCCGTTAAGGTGTACGGCCAGAAATGGGGCACACCCTCAAGCGCTGCGGTCGTAGCGCCCTATGAGTGGAAAGTTATCGATGCCGATCAATCGGCCCTCTACAGCGGCACGGTTCAGAAGGGCGTCTGGATCATGGCGAGGCAATGCTACCGGGAACTTCTTCCCGACGGCAACTGGTCGTCGGATCAAGAGCTCGCCCCGTTCGCACCACCCGCATCACACCTCATCAAAGTCATCGAGCAACAGGAACAAAACTTTGGACTCGATCGCTCCCGCCTCGACTCAGGTGTTGAGAAGTTCTGGCTCGGTGGTCGAGAGGTCACCCGCAAACAAGCTTACTCCGCAATCGAGGGCAAGGGTAAAGACCTCATCGATGACCGGGAGAAGCTTCGCCTTACTGTGATCGGCACCGCTGCCGAGTGTCAGGCAGTCGTGAAGGATCTCGAAACCAACCCCGCACTGAGTGTGTTTGTTGACACTCTCTTGGTGCAAAGTTACCGACCCGACAACTGGGCAGTGAAGGAGCTCGGGTTCCTTCCCGGTACACCTCGCATTATGGTGCAGGGTGGCCCAGATTCACGGGGCGCGGGCAAGGTGCTGCATAGCCAAGGTGATTACGAAGGCGGCGCCAGCGCCCTTGCGGACGCCTTGAGAAGAGTGCGCCCTGACTACGACCCCAAGAATGATTCCGACCTGCGAAAACCCAAACCAATACTCCCAACGCCATCATTACCAGGCACGGGCAACAGCACCATCGCACTCATCGTTATGCTCCTTGCAGGCGGTCTTACCGTTGCGGGTTTCCCTGCGCTCGCAGCGCTAGTGCGTGCGGGTGGCACGATGTTCGCACCCAAGCCTGCCGAGGTAAAGGTGGAAACTGTAAAGAGGAAAGCCGTAAAGCCTAAGAAGAAAAAGGTTTAGCGAAAAGTTATTACGAGCCGGTTGATAAATGGAAATTCCGAGGGACGATGAACGAATAATAAGGAGTGCCTCATGGATAAGCTTAAATCGGGATGGAAAACTTCAGAGTTTTGGACTACTTGCATCTTGCAAGGCGTCTCGCTTGCGGTGATTCTTGGAATGGTCAACAGCACCGAGAGTGCAACGCTCACGGACTCGTTAACCAAAATGATCACCGCCATCTTTACCCTCGCCATTAGTGGTGGCACTACTCTTGCGTACATCAAGAGTCGATTCGATCTGAAAAACAAATGACTACCTTCCACAGAATCATCACTGGAATGCTCGTCGCATGGTGTTGCTGGTTCACGCTCTTTGGTGGTTGCCACTGCTTCGCCGATAGACCTTTCCTCAAATTGGCAAAGCTCCTCCTCTGGCTCCTCGGGTCTCTCGCTCTCTAGGGAGAACACACACATGGACGAAGACCCCTGGCTGAAACACCTCGAACAATGCTACGCAGACCGTGACAACGGTGCCAAGGCTAGCGACCCCGAAGACCTGCGCACGCTCATGCTACGCCGTCTGGTTATCACATTCGGGGTGGACAGTGATTATGTCAACAGCCTGATGCCGTTACTAATTCAACAGTTCGTGATCGAGTACGCAAGAAACGGCAGCGCCAAGAAATGCTTCCAGTCTCTTGATGAGAACTTCATCGACCTAAGCGATCCAAGATTTCAGGTCAAGCTGAAGAAAATCCGCAGAGGCAGGGGCAACGACCCTTACGAAATCCCCAGGACGAAAGGTAAACTGGATGGCTGAGATCACTTGTGTGAACTGCAAAGAGCGACGCCCGCACCGAGCCAAGGGGCTTTGCATTAAATGCTACGACCGCATACCCAGAAGGTTGATTACCTGCATTTCATGCGGTGAGCGCAAACCCCACGAGGCACGGCAGCTCTGCCGCCAGTGCTACAAATGTACCGGGCCTGACACGCCGAAGATGTCGCACTCACTTGGGTGCGTGAAAGCGGAAGAGGAAAACAAACGCGACTCACTGCGGGTGCCACCACTCGGGCCGACGCTAGCACGACCCGGCACCGAGGCGAAAGTCCTGGTGCTCATCGCTAGACACGCCCGCTTTGAGACACTCTATCACCCTCATGACTGCGTGATCCCGAAGGAGATTGAAGGTGGTGGCTCAAAGCACCACGATGGCGGCTGGCATAACGGCGCACAAATCTTTCACACCCCCGACTTGGAGGATTAGGAATAGAAATTTATTGCGGTAATTCAATGGCTTATCTTAGAAAAAACTGGTTGGGACTCTGGTAAGGGCTATCACCTAGGTATTACACCTTCTGATGTTGCCCTTATTGTAGGAGTGTTCTCTTTAGCTAGAGAAGCCTCAGCGATGGGTATGCCTTTGCCAGGGCTAATCAGCATGGAAAACAATACGATTGAATTTGAAACTATACAAGATATGACTGTATTGCTTATGTACTATGGTAAGGCTAGATCTGATATGGCTAAAGCTTTTGCTGCTAGACGCAAGGCGGTAGAAGATGCTACTATAATTGAAGAGATACCTGCAATTTAAGAAAGAACAAGTATGATACCTTTCAAAACTAGAGTGGCAGTCCAGCTCAGTGTAGAAGATCCGCACGATTTAGAACCTATCAAACAAGCTTACTGCGTACTCGTTGAAGTTCATATGAACTTTGAACTTGAAGCCATTGTTGCTGTGTTTAAATGCTGGAAAAGTGAACAAGCATTTCTGTCTGACCGCAAAGCATTTCACACTATTCAAGTACCTTTCCCTCCCGAAGAAGGGGGCAAGGCATTCTTTGAAAAGTGGGGTACAGATGAAGCAAGCGTAAAGTTAAGCGAACATTTGCGAAATCATTGTCTGCTTCATTCAGTCCTAGCAAAAGCAAAGGTCGTAAGTGAGTAAGACTCAGCTTGTTATCAAGCACAAATGGGCACTAGGTGACACAGTGCTGCTGACTGCACTTGTTCGTGATATTCAGTCTGACGGAAAAGACTTCCTTTTTAAAAAATATTTGTAACCACTTCCGCGCTGGGGAAGAGGTCGCAGGTTGGCAAAAAAAAATAAAAATCTGACCACTTCCACGCTGAGGAAGAGGTCGCAGGTCGTTAAAATCGTGACGGAATCGTGACGGAATTGCTTTTAAAATCATGCGTAATCTTGCATAAATATGCGTAAAGAATTTAACGCAAAAGCCTATATAAAGCCTGCATAATACACTATCAGCAGCGGGCTTTTCGTGTTGTCTTTTTTCCCGATTGGGGTGGAAGAGGTCGCAGGTTCAAATCCTGTATCCCCGACTAGACTTACGGCGAATTTGGAAAATTAAAAATCCGTCATTGACGGAAAGGCTTCAAAGGCCCTATGATGTTAACCGTCTTGCAGGGATTTCCCCAGCAAGACAACATCACAGGAGTCGACGCATGAAGCGAACCCCCAAATTCTGTCACCATAAAGGTACCGACCGAGGTTATGCTACTGACCCTCGGACAAAAAAAGAAATCTGGTTCGGCCCTTGGGGCCTAGCCAGTACCAAGCAAGCCTACCTCCGCTGGGTGGCGGAGCTGCTCAGCGAAGAGGTTACGCCCCGCGTCGCCCCTGCGAATGAGCCCGTCGTTGCTGACTTGGTTAATGCCTACATCAAACACGCCGTTGTCTACTACCGAGACCCAGTCACAGGCAAACCCACATCGCAACTCGGCGTAGTCAAATCTGCACTCAGAGAACTCGACCTCTATCTTGAGATGAAAATAAAAGACTTCACACCCTCGGTGTTGTTGGCAGTGCGTGCTGGCATTGTGAACCGTGACATCATCCCCAAGTCGGAAGGCGCACCAAGAAAAAAACTTTGCATCTCTTCAGTGAATGGTGCCATCGTCAAAATCAGGCAGGTTTTTAAACTAGGTGTTGAGTGGGAACTGGTGCCTATCGAAACCTACCAAGCGCTGGCGTGCGTGCAGCACCTCAACTGGCGTACCGCCCCAACACTTCGCAACCCAGACAAGATCACCCCAGTGCCTACCGAGTACTTCGACTTGATCATGCCATTATTGAAACCACTCTATCAGGCAGTTCTAAAAGTGCACATCGAAACAGGCATGAGGGTGAAGGAGTTGTGCTCGATGCGGTGGTCAGAGATCACCGAGGTTGAACCAGGCATCTGGTGCTACTCACCGGCAGAGCATAAGAACTCCCACCGAGGCGATACCCGAATGATCTTTATGAACTCTACCTTCATCGATCTTATGCGCTCCGTCAGGAAACCCCTATGGGACGAGGACGCCGTCTGGTGCCAGCGTGGTGTTGGTCGCAATGCTGGCCATAGCGGAATGATCAGCGCCGACTCCTACGCTAGAGCCATCGAGGGGGCACAAAAAAGATACAACGAAGGCAGACTTGCTAGGGAAGCGGGCAACCGAACCGACCGGAAACAGGCGTACAAAGTAGCAACCAAGAAGCGCGTCCCAATGGAGCACTGGACACCGCTCCAGATCAGACACACAGTCGCAACCCAGACGAGAAAGACTCACGGACTCGAAGGAGCACAAGCAAAACTAGGTCACTCGAACATTGACGCAACGCAGATTTATGCCGAAAAACGCAACGATCTTGCTCGAGAGATGGCACGGAGCGTAGCCCGAGGGTAAATAGTGCCAAAAATGGATAAAATTATTTAAAGATTTTATATATATTTGGTGGCTAATGATGATACCTTACTTTTCTACGAAAAACTTCCCCAGTTACTTAAGGATATTTCGCCCATGAGTTTGATTTTTGAGATGGCAATAGAAAAAGCGGCAAAAGAAGCAATGCACAAATATCTATACAATGATTTGGAGGGCACTTCCGGTGTCGGGTATAATGATACTGCGGTGCTCGGTGGAGTAGCTAAAAGGAGGGATAGCAAAATGTCGTGGATGGATTTCTCAGATAAAGAACTGCGCATTGTGAACGAGGTTGAAAAGAAACCCGGTATGAAGCAGCACCAGATCTGCACCCTAATGAGCACACACGATGCCGCCTACGCAGACGGGACTTGCGAAGAAGGCACAACGAAGTTCTTACTGGCTAACCTTTGCGATCGCAAGGTGCTAATATCATCACCGAAAAACGGCTATACCCTTAACGATTCAGATACCCCCCCCCCCCCC